AATCACTATTATACGTCTTCACTGCTAGACCTTCCTGACTCTTAGTAACTGCTCTCAATGTTCCCTCTTCTAAAAACGGTAATCCATAAGGCATAATACTATTCTCATCAATAACATACGCATCATCAGTCAAATGACTTAACAAATTCTGCCTCATATCATCAATATTCTTCAAAGGAAACGTCTGCAATCTAGGTTCTAATTCACCTACTACAGTTGGCGCATTATCATAAGCCATATTAATCTGATTAATCGTGCCTGCATGTACCCAAAAACTCTTCGGAGTATTACAGAATATCAAATCAATAGTACTAAAAACATTCTCATAAATATCTACTAATCTTCTCACCGTAAACTCTGTCGGCTCTTCTATTCCACTCGTCTCAATCGTCAAAGCATCAACATTAGGCGCTTCACCCGTCGGACTATTATACGCAAAAGTCATTCTATGCTCTCCATTCATATAAATAACTGCTGGAACTAAATCATCTGCTACTAATGGTGTACTCTCTCCATTACTCTTATAAAACGTTCCACTCGTAAGCACAATATCTGTATCAGTAATCTTATTATGTATCACAACACCAATCTCTTCCTGCTTATTCGCGTAATAATTCTTATAAATATCCCAATAACCTAAATACGGAACACAATTAAAATATCTCTGCACTGCTGCAATATCTAAACCAGCACCTCTTATCCCTAAATATGCTAAAATACTACTCGGGTCTGTATGTAAATTATCAAAATTACTACCTCCTACATACGGCTCTCCTTTCAATAACAACTGCGGTAACTTAACCTTACTCATCTCCATACCAATACCTAACATATTCATATGTAACTTCCCATTATACAATCTAATAGGCACCTGAAACACATCAAATTGCATCTTAAAACTACCGAACAATGGTCCAATCGTCGGGTGTGTCATCACATCCCCGCTTAAATCAATATCAAAAGTATCCCCTGGCAATGCCAATTGACTCATAAATGGAACCAATGTTCCGCTTGCTATCGTACTCTTCCACAAATAACCCAAATCATGGCTACTTCTCTCAAAATTCCTTAAATGCGCGGTCATCTTATTCCCGCTTCCTAATCTCTTACCTCCAATTGTAACTTCACTCATAACTCTTCCTTCTTTATACTGTTAAACAAATCATTCCTTAAATCAAAATACTTACTCCAAGTAATCTTATCACTCAGATACATCTTATTCAATATTATTAACTTCAATCGCCAAATTTCAAACTTAAAATTACTTATCATTATTACCCCCCTTCCGCTTATCATTTGCAACAACTTCTATCGCAACTGCATGCATTAACGCTAACATTCTCTCCCAACTCGTGTCATTCACACTATCTAATACTTCCTTCTTATCCTTACTCAACTCACTCAATCTATACTTCCCTAACGCCAAAAAATACTCATCGTCAATCTTAACAATACTAAACGGACTACCTTCAATCGCTTCAACTTCTGTTAAAACATCACTCTTAATCTCATTCTGGACTTCATTGTCCAACTTAATCGTTTTACTCATCTTCTTTCTGTTTAAATTAAAATAAAAACTCTGATTATATTCAAAACTACAAGCACTCGCCTGTAGACAAATCCACATTACCAATCCTCTTATCAACATTAATCTTACGCAACTTATTCTCATAATCTCTCTGCTTCCAATCCACACTATCATCGCCAAATCCTAACCTTCTATTCTTACTTCTAGCATCTTTCAAAACTCTAAAATATACCTCATAACCTTCGCTTATATCAATCCTGCTACCTAAAACAAAACGCTCTAATCTATCCAACTTCTCACACCACAAAATCTCTCGCTGTTCTTCGTTATACAACTTATTCCGATAATAAATCGGTATCAACTGCTTAATACCTGCCCTATCTGTATAACTCTCATCTGTCTCTCCTGCCACAACATTAAACAAATTCCGCCTACTATCAAACCTATCCATGTAACCACTACCTATCCCACTACTACAAAACACCTTCGGCAAATAATACTTATGCTCCTTATCAACCTTACTAAAATACTTCGTAAAATAATTAATTCCCTGCTCATTAAAACTATATCCAAAATAAATAAAACCATACTTCCATGCCCTCTTAATCGCCTCTGTATCTCTACTCCAAACAATACCATGTAAATGAATATTCTCTGTCCCTTCATGCCCTAACTCTGTCACTAACCAATGCTTAACGCTCTTTCTAGGCTTATGCTGGTCTCTCCATCTTTCTAAAAAATAATGCACCGCCTTCGTAGCAATACTATTATCCAAATCATAACCTTCACCTAAAACTCCATCATTCTTCTCAATCTGCCACATCAAACGCTTAATACTCTCATTACTAAATGTCAATGTAACAAAAATACCATCATTATCATGTCTAATCTCTTCTAATAACCTAACTCTCCACTCTCTGCCCTTCTTCTGCCTACACTCAATACACTTCCTACAACCAATCGGCACCATACCAACCCGCTTATCCTTCATCAATGGCACATCACCACCATTCTTCTTACTCACCCGATACTTCGGATTCTCAATTAACTTCGGATACAAACACATTATAAAATTTCTGAACAATAACAACACAAAACCTGCCGTGAAACGGCTCATCTTTCGGTCTCCTGCGTGGAAACGCAAAAAAAAAGAGAGGCCATAAATCCTCTCTCTCTCATTGACCAAAACTCACTTATCAATCCTATGTCTATAACTTGCTTTCTCACCAAACAACTTCTCACCTAAATCCCAAATATTCTCTAATTGATTACCCATAGCATTCCAAATCCCGGGATATGCTGCCTTAATCTCTGCCTCAAATCCTCTAATCTTATTCGCTCGCTCTGTCGCACTTAACTGTCCACTTTGTATAAACAATCCCTCCCAACCTTGCAAAATCTTCTCACCTAACGCTTCAACTTCTGCTTTACTTTTAACAATATCTTGCCCTGCCTTCGCTGTACCTGCTTCTGTCAATGCCTTACTTGCAATCATATTCGCTAACTCTTGCCCAACTAACTCAATCTTCGTATCATACGTTTCACCTTCTAAACCTGCTGCCAACATTGCACTTGTCGCTTCATGCGCTATCTTATCCGCTTCCCACATTATCTTATCCCAACCAAACTGCTTACCACCTTCTAAAATCTCGGTCTGTAACTCTGTCAAATCACTCTGAACATTCGTTAACTTCCTTATCGCCTTCTTATTCTCAATACCTGCCAACAAATCTAAAACTTCAGTCTCACCCTTCTTCGTATCAACACCCCTCAACTTCTCCGCTTGCGCTTTCATCAAATCAATCTGCGCTGTCTTCATCGCGCTATCCAAACCTAAACCCATACCTGCCTGAATCTCACCACTACCACCTGCGGCTGATTGCCCGCCTACACTACCTGCGCCCGCTCCTGCCGTCGTTCCTCCTGCACCAGTACCTCCATACATCAAACCAACATTAATACCTGCCTTCTCCATCTGCTCTCGCTGCGCTCCATAACTCGTATCTTTCCACATTCTCAACGCCTGCTGTCTATTCCAATCACCAACATCCTTTTGCCCCTTAATCTGCAAATCTTGCAACTTCTTTGCTTGCTTCACCTGTCGCTTATCCTGCCAATTTGCTGTCGCCAAACCTAAACCCATACCAATCGCGCTACTCGCTGCGCCACCTACACCACCCATTAAACTACTTCCAAATTCTCCCATTATCTTAATCTTTAAATTCTAACTAAATCTTTCGTGCTTTTACTAAAAGCTCTACACCTATTACTTGATAATATAACATACCAACGGGTTATCTCTGTAACGAACTCAATATCAATGCATTAAGCATTATTACCAAATCCGTTACAAAAAACAACCTAACAGAAAAAAAATTACTTCTTTTCTCCTCCTTGTATGGACTTGGCTTCGCCATCAATCTCACCTTTCTTAACCTCTTCTTCACCACCTTTAACAACATCCATCTTCGGCTTCTCTTCACGTCTTGCCTTATAACTCTTCTGCGTCTTATCCATCGCCTCAATCGCAACTTCAAATCTATCCGTCTTAATATTCGTACTCGCTCTCACACCTTCCTTCCGCTCTGTATAAATAATCGGTGCCCCATCCTTAATCGGCTCATTATTATTAACAATTCTCTCAATCTTCGTCTCTAACATCTCGCCTTCGACGCTATCATTAATACTCAAACCACAATACTCATTCATATTAAATCTTATCATCTTCTTTTCATGTTTTCATAAATTAAACTTAAAACTAACAAAATAGCCAAAATAAATCCAACTGCCATTAATACCTGCATCATTATAAATTAGGTATTACCTTCGCACTCATCTTCCTTCTAGCTGTAATATTCACCGCTATCTGAACCCAAAAATTCTGACTATCACGTCTCGTATCTGCAAAAATATGATTAAACTTCGCCGGGTCAATATACGTCGTCAAATCCTTAATACTTATCACTCCACCGCTTTCTTGTCCACTATAACGCCTATTCAACGTCATAAACATCTGGTCATTCAACTTCGCAAAATTCCCCCTAACAACATTAACATTAGTCATATAATTAATCCAAGCTGGCTGCTTACCGGCACTCTTAAAAACTGGCTCACCTGCCAAAAAACTCGTATCAAACCAAGCCATCTGGTCTGTCACTAAATCTTGAAAACCAATCTGGTCTAAATTCGGCTTATGTAAATCATCCAACGTCTTCAAACTAGTATCAAAACTATTACCTTGGCTATAATCAATCTTCGGCGTCAAACTACATAAACCAATCAAATAACTAGGCTCATCTACCTTAACAACAATCTTACCACCCTTCTTATTATTACTCAATCTACCTCTTCCAGCTAAACTTCCTAACGGCTGCGCACTTCCTTGACTATCAAAAGTATTACCAGTACTTACTACCTCCTGAAACACTAAATTCTGCATCATACCACCTAAATAAATCGGATTCTCCGCACTTCTACTACGCTCATGCGTATACACTGCATCTAACCAATCATCATAACTACCACCACTTAAAGCAATCCTGTTCAACATATCATAAACCTTTCTGCTCAAATTCAACTCATCAATCGTAAAACTTCCGCCACTTGTATCAATTGCTGTAATCGCGCTTATACCGTCTGCTCCATCAATCCACTCTGTACTAATCCAATTATTAAACAAATCACTATTATACGTCTTCACTGCTAGACCTTCCTGACTCTTAGTAACTGCTCTCAATGTTCCCTCTTCTAAAAACGGTAATCCATAAGGCATAATAC